TTACTCCGCCTCCGCAAAGGGGACCGAACGATCAGGAGAGTGAGTCCGAAAAAGCCCAGGATAAGGTTCAAGGGGTCGAAAAGAATGTCTACAACCAAGACGGTAATCGGACGATCTTTGTGGTTGAAGCATTGGCGGATATTGAGGATGCGGAGGACATTAAGATCGCGGGCGACCGTCCGACGATGGAGGATATTGAGAAAGGTGCGAATACGCCACTTCCTTACCTGATAGAGCTTGATGCGGCTTCCCACCAGATCATGCGGATTACCCGCAACTGGGAGGAGGACGATCCTCTGAAGCAGAATATGTGCTGGGCGGTAGACTTCGAATTTATACCTTGGGAAGGAGCGCAAAGTGTCGGACTCGTCCATCTTGCAGGCTCTCTCGCCGGGGCAGGTACTGGTAGTCTCCGTGCTCTTCTTGATTCTGCTCTCGTTAATAATCTTCAGACGGGGTTAAAACTCAAGGGGTCTGGCATGGCTGGCCAGACGATAGGATTAAATATCGGCCAACTCACGGAGGTGGAAGGAGGGGTCGGTGCCAAGGACATACGAGAGATTGTCATGCCCCTGCCGTTTAATCCGCCGAGTCAGATGCTATACCAGCTGCTCGGTTGGTGTACCGAACAGGGAGAGGAGCTTGTCCGCACGACGTTTGAGAACCTATCCCAGGACGGCGCTCCCAACATGCCGGTGGGAACGACGCTGGCGCTTATTGAGCAGGGACTGAAGGTTCTAAGTGCAATCCATAAGCGGCTTCACCATGCGATGGATCGACTCATCGGAGTCCTGCATCGCATCAACCGGTTGTATATTACCGATGATGAAATCAAAGACGACGCGGGCGAACAACTCGCATACCGGACCGATTATGAGGGACCTCTTGATGTGGTACCGGTATCCGACCCTGAGGTATTTTCCGACGTACAGCGATTTGCTCAGCTCCAGGTTATACAGCAACGCTCCGATATGCACCCGGAGCTATATGATCAACACAAGGTCGAAACCTTAATCCTCCAGAGGACGAAGCTACCGAACTCTCAGCAGCTGTTGAAGCCGTTGCCGCAGATTACCGAGATGAATCAGGTGAATGAGAACGTCGCTATGAGCCTCGGTCGTCCGGTTGCGGCTTATCCCGAGCAGGATCACCTAGCGCACGTCCAGGTACTTCTCGACTTTATGAACTCTCCTGTATTAGGAGGGTTGCCGACTATCCAGAGCAAGTTCCTGGCCCCGGCAGTCCAGCACCTGTCGGAGCATATACTCTACTGGTACGTAACTCATATGGTAGAAATTACTTCGCAGGCGGCGGGAATGGATACTGGCAAGATTGCGCGCATCCATAATAAGAACAAAGCGGTCAGCACCGAAATGGATAAGACGCTGGCGGCTGCGTCGAAGCGGGTTATTGATGCGGCTAATCAAGCATTTCAGCAGATACCGCAGATCATTCAGCAGGCGATGCAGAAGATGCAGCAGATGTCGCAGCCGCAGATGCAGCCTGATCCGACGGCGATACAGGTTGCTCAGATGCGGGCGCAATCGCAGCAGGCTACCGATCAGAGCCGCGAGAAGATCGCAGGCATGCAGCAGCAGGGAACGCAACAGAAGACCCAGCAGGATAACGCTACGACCCTGCAACAGACGCAGGTTCAGGAGGCCGGGAATACCGCTCGTACCCAGGCCGAGATTGCCGAGCGTGAGCGGATCAATGCGGAGGACAATGCTACCGCCCTGGAGATTGCCGCCGCCAAGATAGATACAGGGCATTCAACCAACATATCTACCGGGACCGGTCTGATGGGGCATCGCGGTCCTGGATCAGGAGGAGTAGGCTAATGGCTACCGCGAAGAAATCCGAGCATGAGAAGGAACCCGAGAAATCATCTGGACCGTTCCCCGTCGCTGAGGAACCTCCAAAGGAACCTGCCAAGGAGCAGCCTTCCAAGGCACCACCGCCCCCGCCTCCGACCAAGGAGGAGAAGGAACAGAAGGCAGCTGAGGAGGCTTGCCTGAAGAAGTCAGCCGAAGAGGATAATCCGTTTAAGTATGGCGTAGAAAGCCTGCCGGGAGCGGGAGCACCTCACCCTGAAGAGCAGAAGGGTTTTCAGGCAGGCGGCTTTGCAGCGGAAGTACCGAAGGCTGAGGAACCTGAGAAGGACGATGAACCTAAGCATAGGAGTCAGACCGGTGGAACCAGGAATCCAGTCTAGCAGCGGCTACGTTCCATCTACTTCGGACGAACGCATGGCGAATAACGTCATGCGTCACGAGTACCGGATTCTGTCCGAGGAAGAGAAGCTCCAGATGAAAGGTATCAAGGACCTCGGTCTGGAGTTCGTCGTCTTTTGTAACGGCATCGGCAGATCGCGGGAACTCTCGCTTGCCATTACGAAGATGGAAGAGGCAGTTATGTGGGCCGTTAAACACGTTACAGGAGATAAGTAAATGCCTGAAGGACCAATGACTAAACATCAGAACCAGGCTCAGGGCGGGCATCCATATGCCGATGCCCATGCAAGCCTCGGTGCGACCGCAACACGCAACCCGGATAGCAGTGAGGCGGATCATCGGCATCCGGGGTTCCATAAGCATTATGACGATCACGTGCATCATACCGACCCTTCTAAGCAGGGACCTATGGAGCACGGTGAGCACGGGCATAAGCATATACGGGGCTTCCACGAGGGGCACGGGCACTCCTCTGGGGGCGAGCACTTCCCCTCCGATCATAGGGGCGGGCATAAGCATCGGTGAAAACTTGCATACCTCCCCAAGGGTAGAGTATTATGCCCACCCCAGATAGGTTCCTGTCCCAGCTGAAAGAGCTACGGATCAAGCATGCGCTTGAAGCTCTGAACCCTAGCCAAAGGAACCGCTCAGCGTTCGATTACGGCTATGCCTGCGGCGTTGCCTACGGGCTTGAGCTGGCCGAACGCATGTTTAGTGATGAGTTAATCGCGCAAGAGGAGTTCACAGGTGAATCAAGATCCGCTACCCCGCGACCGGGGCGTTAGTCCCGAGCGTCTTGCTGCTATTGGAGGCAAGACAATCTTTCGCAAGGCAGCGTACAAGTACGATTCCCTTGAACAGGCTTTCCCAAAGGGTGATCCTGGCCTGGTACCCTTTGGCTCCGACGTACTCGTTCAGCTTAAGTCACCCCCGACGCACTCAGCGGGCGGTATTCTGCTGATTGAGGAATCACGCGAGACAGACCAATGGAATATGCAAGTAGCGAAAGTCATCGCTCTTGGTCCGGTCTGCTTCTGTAATCGAGAAACCTTGAAACCATGGCCGGAGGGTCGGTGGTGCGAGGTGGGAGATTACGTGCGCGTGCCCAAGTACGGAGGGGATCGTTGGTGGGTAGATGCCGATCATTCCGATGGGAAAGCTCTGTTCGTCCTCTTTAACGATATGGAACTAAAGGGTAAGGTGCCTGAAGAGAAGGCACTTGAGATGGTAGCCTATATCTAGAGGTCGTTATGGCCGACGAGAAAGAGGAAATCATCCCAGTAGGTCCTGGGGCCGACGAGGAAGATCTGCGTGAGGAGTCCGAGGAACGTGCCGAGGAGGGCACCGAACCGGAACAAGAGGAAAGGGTAGGGCATGCCGACGAGGCTGAGGAGGAGCGTGAGGCTATCCGTGCCCGCAGGCGTGCCGAGAAAGCCAGAAAGAAAGAGAATCGTGACCGCGACCGGTTAGAGCTGAACTTCCTTCGCCAGCGAAACGAGCAGTTAGAGCGCCGCCAGTCGGAGCTGGACTCTCGCGTAGCTAACGGCGAGATGGTTCTGATAGATAATAAGATCGCGGAAATCGAAGGTCAGATCAGAGAAGCCGAGAAAATCAAGGCTATGGCTATTGATAAGTCGGATGGTAGCTCTGCTGCCGAAGCCGATAGAATATCCCGCGACCTTCAGGCGGGACGCAATCAACTCTATAGCCTTAGAAACCAAAGAAACCAGATGGCCCAGATGGCCCGGATGCCCCAAGTAGATCCGGAGATTCAGCAGCGGGCGCGTAACTGGGCAGAGAGTCATTCCTGGTACGATACTAACCTGAGGAATTCCGACTCCAGGGTAGCGAAGGCTATTGAGGATCAGTTATTCAACGAAGGTCAGTACGATGCCCGGAACGACGAGTATTGGCAGGAACTGGACGAGAGACTGGCTAAGTATCTGCCGCATAGGTATAACGGGGCCGAGGAGGCAGGCGAACGCCAACCACGAGGTCCCCAGATAATGGTAGGTGGCCGGGAAAGGCCACTGCGTAAGAATGAGGTTTATGTTAACGAGGATCGTAAGCAGGCGATGATCGCCGCTGGAGCATGGGATGACCCCGTTCTGCGGGACAAATATCTGAAGCAATATCAGAAGTGGGACCGCGAGAACCGGAGGCATTGAGCACTCGCAGGAGTAGCTGACGTGTCGGAACTAAGGAAACCTATCAAAGTAGTGCGTAAGAATCCGGATTCCCGCAGGGATCGCGAGTGGCAAGATCGTGATGTTACTGAGAACCGGGAATATACGGATTCTGAACGTGTCGCTATGCTAGGTAGAACATTCTTCCAGTCTGCGTTACCGGATCTTCCCAAGATTCCCGGTTACCACGTATGCTGGATAACTACTCAGAATTCACGAGACCCTGTTCACGGAAGATTGCGCCTGGGCTATGAGCTGATTAAAGCTCACGAGGTTCCCGGTTTTGAAACAATGTCTTCCAAGAGTGCGGAGTTTCCGGGGGTTATCAGCGTAAACGAGATGCTGGCAGCAAAGCTACCTCATAAGCTCTATCAGGACTTTATGACGGAAGTGCATTTCAAGCAACCTCAGGAAGAAGAGGAAGCGATCTTTGCTGCTGCTCAGCAAGCTGCGGAGGCGGCTGCTCAAGCCGCGCAGCGTGGTGGCCGTATTAAAGCACCTTTAGTCGAAACCGGAACGCAGGAACTGGGACAGGCCCGCGAGCTTCCTGATTTTCTCGATCAGGAGCCACGGCGATGAAGCTCTCTTACGGAGTGACCTATGTCCCTATTCGCTGCACCCTTCGGGATAGCGCCCTCGCTCCATCCGTCGGGCGTCATCCGGCCCGCTATCAGCGGTGGTCCACAAGTTTATGGAGGTATCAATATCGCTAGTGGGTATCCTAGCAATATCTTTCTGAACAGTCCCGTTCAGATAGATCCGACTACTCCCTCAGGCAACCTGATCCTCGCTACTGCCCTCGGGGCGGCTGGCGCAGGCGCGGCGACGAACCGCATCCTGGGTGCTTTCCAAGGCGTCGAATTCACGATGACGGCAACTGGCCGTCGGGCGGTAGCTAACTACTGGCCGGCGAGTACCGTCGCGACGACTATCGTTGGCTGGTGTACTCGTGAGCCTTATATCACTTACGAGATCCAGGCCAACGGCTCGGTGCCGCAGACTGCCCTCGGAGCGCAAGCGTCAATTACGGCGAATACAACTACGAGCGGGAATCTCATCACGGGCTTCTCGAACGTGGCGCTCGACGTAACGACTGGTGGTTCGCTTACTCAGACGAGTACGAATCAGCTGCGAATCGTCGGCTTTGCGCAGAGGATCGACAACCTACCTGGTGATCCGTTCACTATCGTTATGGCGCAGATCTCAATGCACCAAGACGTAGCGAGCTTAGTCGCCTACTAAGGAGGAAGTCAAATGGCTGTCCCGATGCGGAGTACCGACTTCCGATCCATAGTCGAGCCGATACTCAACGAAACTTTCGACGGTATCTATGATCAGCGTTCTGACGAATGGAAGATGGTCTTCCGTGAGTTTAAAGGCACACCCCGCAACTACCACGAGGAACCCGTGCTCTTTGGCATGGGAGCGGCACCTGCGCTGCCGGATGGTACGCCGGTTACGTACCAGTCAGGCGGAGTGCTGTTCATTCAGCGCTACGTCTATGCCGTGTTCGGCCTCGCCTTCGCCATAACGAAGGTCCTGGTCGAGGACGGCGATCATATCAAGATTGGCCAGATCTACGCCGAGCATCTGGGTCAGTCGATGATCGAGACGAAGGAAACGCTATGCGCCAATATTCTGAATACCGGCTTTACCCCCGGATTCAATGGCGGCGATGGCGTGCCCCTCGTTTCTACCGTGCATCCTCTGGCTCCTCCCGCTGGTGTTTTTTCGAACCAGCTTACTACGGCGGCGGCGCTCTCTCAGACTTCTTTGGAACAGATGCTCATCCAGATCCGGAATGCCGTGGATAATAACGGCAAGCGAATCCGGCTCAATCCGTTGCAGATCGTTACCGGTCCGAGCAACGTGATGCAGGCTGAGGTCCTCCTCAAGTCAGTGCTGCGAACCGGAACGGCGAACAACGATATCAACCCTGTGAAGTCTCTCGGGTTGCTGTCGAAGGGGCAGGCTAACATTACCCGCATGACGAGCACTACGGCTTGGTTTATCCAGACCGACGTCAAGCAGGGACTCAAGATAGCCATGCGCCGTGCGCTGGAGAAGTCGATGGAGGGCGACTTCGAAACGGACTCCATGCGATATAAGAGCACGGAGCGTTATATTCCGTCCTGGACCGACTGGAGGACGGTATATGGGACTCCGGGGCTATAAGGTTCAGGGCGATAGGTCAGTTATCAGTGATTATTATGGAACGCACGACGCGACCAACGAACTGCGAACTCCCTGTAATCCTGTGATCTATCGCCCTTCCTGAGGAGAAAGAGATGTTTGATATAAGCGTAACCCGATGGCCTAATGGCATGACTAATGCCAGGGACACGGAAACTTTGTCCGATCTGCCTCTGCCCGACCGGACGAAAGTAAGCGAAATGACTGATGATTTTCATCAGTTCGTTGCGGCTAACTTTACGGGCGGCGCAGGCTTTACTCTCTTTGCTGCTGATGGTGGAGTTATTCAGGCGACTGCTGCGGCGGCTCTCCAGAATACTATAGCTAACTATCAGCTACAGCAAGGTTTCCGGGTCTGGGGAAACTTTCTATTCTCTATAAGTGCTACGACGGTGAATTTCCTTGCCGGTCTGGTTAATGCTACGGCGACGCCTCTGACTGCCGGGAGCATTACCGATGGTATTTACATTCAGAGTAACGGGGTGACTGTTACTGCGTCCGTAGCCTCGGGAGGCACGGTAGTAAGTCATCCACTTACCGGCACGCTGCGCTCGGATATATCGTTAACCACTCCGCTTAGAGTCGCTTTCTACTGGGATGGTGCCGTTTATACGGCAGGTTTGCCTGGTAGGGCGGTCTGGGAACTTTCGGGAGCGGGTATGACTCCTAACGTAGCGCCGGGGATTCCCTCTGCTCCGGGTCCGATTAGGGGTTCATTCGGAGGTGGGGGATCTCCACCGGTAGCCTTCCCTGCGGGATTCCCGACTACCACCCTATTGACTCCTACTTTTGCCGTATCAGCGGGCACTGCTAACCTGGATCTTTGGTCGATAATCAAGGATAGGATAAACGTTCTTATGACTCCGACGTTCTAGGAGGTATCATGCGACCTATCAGGATCACGGGGATTACGGGAAACTCACCGCCGGTGCCTCTCGATGTCTACGTGACGGATTCAAAGACGTTAGCACGGATGACGGGTGTAGGCGGGGCTATAGGCACGGGCGTTATCGAGATGACCTTGGATGATCCCTTCGATCTGACGCTTACTCCTACCTGGCTTACTGCACCGATGCTTGCGAAGGCTCCGGGTAGTGGTCTGACGGATATTCCCGAGGGTATCAGGGCAATCCGGGGCACTGGTATGGTGCCTACCGATACTCTTATCATCTCGCAACAGGGGATAACCTAATGGCAAACGGCTTTAAAGATAGTACCAAGACGATAATGGGACATCATAACCTCCCGACCTCTCAGTGGGGAAGTCATATCGGCCAGACGATTACTAACCCAAGACGGGGTAATCCGATGGAGCGGGCTGGCGTCGAGCGCCGCTCGCCTCGACCTACCGATGAGCTTGAGGAGCTGGGCGGGAAGGGTACCTTGACTCCTGGCTATGCGCGTGGCGGCAGTGCTCGGCACTTCCACGTTCATAAGCATTACTATACGGGTGGCAAGGTGCGCTCCGAGTCGAGGCGTTACGGTACCGGCAAGCGGCCACATCCGAGTGCCCGAGCCGAGGCTGACGCCGAACGGCGGGCTGAGCAGGAGGTTGCACCGCAGCCGCAGCCGACCCTGCCCGAGGCTGGTAGCCCTCAGCAGCCCTATATGGCGAAAGGCGGCAGGTGGATCCAGGGAGCGATCAAGCGACCGGGAGCCTTTACCGCAAAAGCCAAGAGGGCGGGAGAAAGTGTTCAGCAATATGCTCGTCAGGTAACCAAGGCAGGCTCGGGAGCCTCGGCGCGGACGAAGCGTCAGGCGAACCTCGCCAAGACACTCGGCAGGATGCGCAAGGCTCGTGGCGGATCGGTAGGCTTTAAACCTACCGGTAGTCGTCGTCATGCGACGCGACAGGGCGTTCATGATCATACCGACGCTACGCCGGTCAGGGACTGGAAGATGCCTGCTCCGTGGTCGAGAGCCTCTGGTACCAGCGGGACGCGCAATAAGTTGGCTACGGGCGGGACGATTAATCGCTTGGCCCGAGGCGGCAAGACCGCTAAACGGGTAACTCAGCCACCAGCGCATTCGGCAGGGATGGGAACTAGCGGGACACGGAACCGGCTTGGTGCCGGGGGCGCGCTTTATGCCAAGGGCGGCGCGCTCGGTCGTTTGAAGGATGAAGAATGCTAGTTACCAGCGGCACGGTCTCAACTACTATCTTTACGGTAGGGGATGCTATTGACCGTGCCTTTGGCCGATGCAAGCTCGCGCCGCAGCAGATTACTCACGAGTATATCGACATCGCCAAGCAGATGCTTTATCTGCATCTGTCTACGCTGTCTAACGAGGGTATCCCGCTCTGGTGCAAGCAGAAACAGGTTTATCCGATCTACGAGTCAAAGCAGAACGTCCCTCTGAATACCGACGTTATTGACGTCCTGAGCTGTAACCTGCGGACGGCGACGCGCCTCCTTGGCGGCACATCCGACTACTCATCTTCCCCCGGAGGAGTAGCAGCCAATGCTTTTGATGTTAATCTTGATACTGCTTGCACTCTTACTGGTCCGGGTGGCTTTATACAGATCCGGCTACCGGCCCAAATCCAAGCAGTAGTCTATGGCTTTATGCCGAACGTCTCGGGCACTTGGGGTTATACCTGGCAGGCATCGGATGACGGAACTAACTGGACGGTCCTCGATACTGTCGTCGGGCAGGAGGTAAAACATAACGAGTGGGTCTGGACGGATATCCAGGGAGTACGGAATATCGGCTATCGGTTCTACCGTATCGTAGCCGATTCCGTGACTACCTTAGATATAATCGAGTTGGTTTTTCAGGGCAGGCCGAATGAGATTCCGGTCGCGAAAATCAATATGAATGATTACGCGAACCTGCCCGATAAATGGTTTCCGGGCCGACCGGTGCAGATGTGGTTCGATAAGCAGATTCAGGAGCCGCAGATTACCGTCTGGCCCGCACCGCAGTTTCAGTATACGTTCGCTCAGCTCGTCCTATACGTCAGCCGGTACGTGCAGGACGTAGGTATGGACCTTACTAACTCAATAGAGGTACCGCAGCGCTGGTTCTTGGCTATAGTAACCGAGCTGGCTAAGAACCTGGCAATGGAAATCCCGGAAGTCAGGCCGGATGTCTTGGCGTTCATAGGGCCAGAAGCTGAGAGACAGCTTGCGCGGGCCTGGGCGTCGGAAACCGACGGAGCACCAACGTGGTTACAGCCCCGAATCTGGAACTATACGAGGTAGGCCCGTGGCACGTGATGAACGATCATCCGTCGGTGGCCGACGAGGTAGCGGCGGTTACTGGTTTAATCCTAAAGGACGAAGCACCTATGGCATTGGCCTCTGTGGTCGATGTTCGATCAAGATGTCGATTGAGGACCTTTATCCGGACCCTAATACTCCTGGCTTAATGGTCTGCATGAAGGACCTTGATGTCCTCGATCCCTACCGACTGCCCGCACGCCAGACCGAACATATAAACCTGCCGATCTACCGTCCCGACCGTCCGCTGACCGACGACCTGACCTGGCAGTTCGGTACCGGCGTGCCTCCGATGGATCATCCGGGGTTCCCGGTCTTTAATCAGATCGCCCAACGGCTCGTTACCGAGAGTGGCATACCGATCCTGACCGAGGACGGTCAATTTATTATGGTTCCTATACCCTTACCGGGGAGTTTCTAATGGGTATTCCGATTTCACAACTCCCTCCCGGCAATATCCCTGCCGGGATCGAACCATTCCCGCTGGTCCAGAACTATACGACGGTAAGGCGACCGGTATCGGATCTGGTAGGTGGCGGCTCGATAGCTAGCCTGGCCGATGTTGCTCTTACGGGACCAACTCTTGGACAGGCATTGGTCTGGAACGGTGCCCGTTGGACTAATACGACGATAGCTACAGGCGCTACCTCGTTCTCGCAGCTGAGCGACGTAACTCTTTCGGGGCTTAATGGCGGGGATAACCTCGCTTGGGACTCTACTAATCAGGTCTGGAAGAATGTTCCCCCCGGCACGGGGATAACGCTCGGGTCGCTAGCCGATATTTCCCTGCTAAACCCCGTAGCAGGCCAAAATTTAACCTGGAATGGCACGGATTGGGTTAATCAGGCTCCTGCTACCTATACTCTGGCAACGCTGCCCGACGTGCTACTAACGGGACAGGCCGATGGTAACTTGCTTGCATGGAATGCTTCGATCAGTCGATGGGTAAACGTAGTACCTCGCACCGTATTGAGTGACCTGGATGATATAGTCCTTACGACACCGCCGCCTAATACGGATCAGGTATTAACCTGGAACGGTACTAACTGGACTAATCAGGATCTCCCGCCGCAGAGACTAGATCACCTGCTCGATACCGAGATTATTGGCGTGCCGCCGATAGGTGCCGTCCTGACGTTTAACGGTACCTACTGGGTCTGGATGCCTGGGGATATAGATAAACTGACGAACGTTAATATCCTCGACCCGCAGCCGGGGCAGGTATTGACGTATGACGGCACGAACTGGGTGAATGCCGATCTTAAGGCCGTAACTGAAATCTCCTCGGACGATCCGCTCTATAGTGGATTGATCCTTACGCCCGATCCGATCATCAGCACCGGTACTATCGGCGTTGACTGGACGCAGGTACCGGGACTCAATCGGGCGAATACCTGGACGCAGGGGCAGATGTTTAACTTCTCGGTGTCGATGCCGGGAGGAATCTTCTACGGTGACGGCAGCGGTTGCATTGGCGTTGCTCCTAATCGACTCTGTTGGGATGCTAGCGGTACTTTTACTCTCCCGTCAGCCTTCCCGGTAACACTCGGGGATCTTACTGATGTTACTATTACTTCGCCTTTAGCTAATCAGGTATTGATATTTAACGGTACGGATTGGGTGAATCAGGATCTTTCCGGCCTGGGAGGGGGAGTAACGGAAGTCTCAGTAGGGGCCGGTCTGACCGGTACGCCTAACCCTATTACAACGAGCGGCGGGATCCAGGTAGACTGGACGCAGGTAGCGGGGATAAACCGTCCCAACAACTTTACCGTAGATCAGAGAATAGGAACGGACACTATTCGGGCTGGCCTTGCTGCTAATAGCGTATGTTCGATGCCGTGGTTAGAAGTTCGTGGAGAATATTCACCAAGCTCCTTCTCTAATTACGCGGGGCAGGTCTGGTTCGTCTTTCCGGATGGCTCGAACTGGAAGAGTGGCATAATTGCAGATCAAATTAGCTACTGGTTCCTTAAGGGCAGGGATAACCGCATCTATGTACGATGCAATAGTGATTACCAGACCTTAGCGGTAGAGATAGGCGTACAGCCTTACCCGATAAACCTGAGCGTGACCGGCAAGATCCTGCCTGGTATTCAGGCACTCGGGGATGTCGGCACGATGACGCCTGCGAATGGCGATTTCCTTGGCTGGAACGGCACCCGCTGGATTAACATCGTCGGTTCCTCGGTTGGCTTGGATATCAGGCCGTTAGACAATAACTTTACGGGAGCTTCTAACCTGTTTAATAGTAACGTAGTTGTTAATGGATATTTCTCAGCTTCGACCGGCGCGACTATGGGAGGACTCCTGGTCTGCGATCAGAGTGCGCAGATTATGGTAACTCCTACGCAGCAGTTCAGGATCATTAGCGACTGGCAATCCGTCCCGCAGAATAATTACCTGATGACTATGAATTCGGACGGCAGTGGTGCTATTGGTCCTACGCCGAATCAGCTCGCATGGACTAATCAGGGTCGGTTCTATACTACTGGCGCAGCTACGCTACCGGGAGGGGGCGGAGCTGGTATACCCGAGGCACCCGTAGATGGCGTATTGTACGGTCGGCAGGACGCTGCGTGGGAACCGATAACGGGAGGCGGGGGAGGTGGCAGCACTACCTTAGCGGGACTTACCGATGTAAACCTTGGTTCTTTGGTTAACGGCCAGGCATTGGTTTGGTCTAGTCCTAATAGTAACTGGACTAATTCGGCTTCCGCTGTCGCGATGCTGGGAGCAGCTAATACCTTTACGGGATCAAATATATTTAATAATCAGTTGAGTCTTTGGGGGGGATTCTCAGTAGGTTCCGCTCGGGGTACTTTCGTAGCTTCCAACACTGGGGGAGGCGAGATTTGGTGGCAAACTTCTGCAAGTGCGGTAACTTGGGCGGCTGGGGCAGCCCCTGGTCTTGCGACTCGGTGGCAACTTACCTCACTAAATCCTGTTGCTACTTACCTCCAATTCAATACGGACGGGAGTGGTAGAATTGGTGGCAATGCGAATTATCTTAGCTGGGATACTACCGGTGCTTTTGCTTTGAATGGTACGGCGACGTTACCGGGAGGAGGCGGGGCAAGTCTCTCGACACCCAACACTTGGACTGCACCGCAAACTTTTAATAACCCGAGTGGCCCCGGTATTATACTACAACCGAGTACCAATGCCTCAACTGATCCCGGTGGGCGCATCGTCTTTACTCCTGCTACCGCTTCGTCAGTACAGACGACTTGGCGGGCATGGCAGAACCCCAATTCACCCGGAACTTTTAACATTGGCTCGTTTACTGCTGCCGGGGCAGCACAATCGACGCTATCTCTGCAAAATGGTGGTTACGCCAGTTGGAGCGGGACTTTCAATGCCAGTACCCTTAGTGCTAATGCAATTACTGCCAATACAATCCAGGGTACTCTGACCGACTCTTGGACGGAAGCGGCTTACTACTCCGTTAATCCGGGCGTCATGTATGGTTATTATGTAATTGACGCTGCTGCCGGTTCGTCCTGGCGGATTGACCTGACAACGGCGGCTTCGGACCCTGAGTTCTACTCCTGGGGTTTTGTCTACCTTTATATCATAAATGCTACTGGTGTTCAGACAATACGTATTCGCATGGATCAGCCTGATCCTAATTTAGGTTATGGTAACGTTATAAGTTTGCAATTTGCACCGACTGCCGGTAGTTGGATAAGCAGCCCTAGTCTGTCCATAAATTGGCTAACGCCACCGGGGCCACCTGACCTTAGTTATGCCACCTCTACCATAGCGCGCCTTACCATTACCACTAACAGCAACGATTGGAATGCTGTGCCTGTTATAGGTGGTTTGTGGGAAACTCCTCCCGATCCGATGTTCGGCTGGCAGCTTACTTTTAATCAGACGGTAAATGTCGGGGGGTCGCTTAGTGTTCAAGGTGGTTCTTGGCTCTACGGTCCAGCCACCATAGGCAATCTCCGGGGGGTCACTAGCGCCACCAACGCTGCGGCGGGGGCTATCGGAGAATGGCTGAGTGCGATTAACTCCGGCACCGTAAGCGCTGATGGTGGTCAAAATACAACTATCGTGAGCCTGGCGCTGACAGCAGGCGACTGGGACGTTACCTTTCACGGTAACGGGGGGTCGTCTGGTGGTACTGGTCCGTGGAATGTAGGTGTGCAGCTCGTACCTGATCCGATGGAAGGGCCAGCCGCGTCGAATATATACTGGACTGCTAGCGCCTGGACCAACTTCAATATTGGTCCTTTGCGCTTCAGGCTTACATCAGCTCAGACTATTACCTGCCAGCTGAGCAACACTTCTGCACCGGGCAATCTGTTTCAAGTTGGTGGTTCTCCCAAGTTACGGGCACGGAGGGTGAGATAATGGCTATGTTTCGTATCGAGCTGGATCATACCGAGTGGCAGGCGATACTCAATATAATCGGTCGCCAGCCCTATGCCGACGTGGCACAACTGATTGCCAGGATGTCGCAGCAGCTTCAAGGAGGTCCCGTAGGACAACAGGCCCCGCAACCGCGACCGGCAGGGAACGGCGAGCAGATGAAGGAGGTTCCACGTGACAACCAATCTTAAGACCGGGTTGAAGTGGTCGGTGCCGATCCTGGCGACGCTCGTCGTTGCCTTGGAAGCCGGCCACCTATCGCATATCATTCCGTCTGAGACAACAGTATTCATTATTGCGATCATAACCGCCATCGTAGCGTGGGTTTCTGCTACACAGGATAAGGAAATCAAATACCCGGAGATTCCAACGGGGACCCCACCGCATCAGGAGACGGCACAGCCTAAAGGGCCGCAGAAGAGGTAGTCATGCCTACCGCGATGACCTTTACCTCGCTCGTTGCAGATATGCAATCATATCTGGAGCGCGGTACGCCCTTAGACGTGCAGGTAGCGAACCAGATCCCGCGCCTCATTAACCTTGCGGAGCGGGCTATCGCTACCGCTATGAAGGTGCAGGGCTTTATAACCCCTGTGACCTCGGAGCTTACGGCTGGGACCTCGGTTTATGCAAAGCCGAACGGCTGGCGGCAGACGGTTTCGATGCTCTACGGTGTATCAGACGATCCTACGATAAATCAGAACGAGCGGCGACCGATGTTCGCTCGCTCCTATGAGTATTGCCGTGCCTACTGGCCGGATTCTGCGGTTATGGACCTAACCCTGATTAAGCAGCCGCAATTCTATTCCGATTATGATTTTAACCATTGGCTGATCGTACCGACTCCGGCGATCAACTATCCTTGGGAGATAATTTACTATACGCAACCAGCACTCCTCGATCAGAATAACCAAACTAATTGGCTTACTGATTATGCTCCTAATCTTCTCCTGTATCGCTCGCTGCTTGAGGCTACCCCCTATCTGAAGAACGACGAGCGTATCCCGGTCTGGCAGCAGCTTTACACGGAGCAGTTGCAGTCTATTGATCAGCAGGATCTCCAGAGGGTAGCGGATCGGCAATCTGTGAGGAATAAAGCATGACCGGCTTTGCCCAGGTATTTGGCGGGAACAATATCTATCCCGTCCAGCCGTCGTATAGCCAGCTCAACTATTCGACGAATATTCAGCTTGAATGGCCTATCGAGCAGGCTATCGCCGGTGCTCTGGTCCTTACCGATATCGTAGACCTGAATCCTAGTGGAATGGGATTGACGGTAGCATTACCGGATGCCCGCCAGGTCTCGACCGGTTATACCGCCCTATTTAATAATATCAGTGGGTTTACTGCCGCTATCGTGAATAGCCTCGGAGCTACCCTCGTTGCCTTGGTTCCTGCAACGATCTGGCAACTCTACCTGATTGATAATTCGACCTCTGGCGGTACCTGGCGCATCTTCCAGTTTGGTGCCGGGGTTTCGGT